CATCCAATATTAATTGTCTTAATAGTTTTTCTTTGTTCATTTTTTTATTGATTTAAGATTCCTAATACTATTAAACATCCTATGAGAATACTTCCATATATAATAAACCATTTAAATGGTCCATCAAATGGGTTCCTGTTCTGATTGATACTGATTGGCATTTCTTCTTATCCTTTCATTAGCTCTTCTTCTACCCATTTGTTTGCACAATTTCTTTTCATACTGGGAAGTATGTTTTTTATTTTCCTTTGTTGGTGCAAATATACAAAATGTAGTACCTTTACTGTGTAGAATATTTAATAATTCATATTCAGTTAATGGCCTCTTATTTGTTCTGGGTGAATCAGAAATAGCTGAGAGAGCAAGTTTTGATTTTGCAATCATTGCTTTTTTCAGATCTTCGTTACAACTCAATGTTGTTACATTTTTCACATTTTCCTGTAGCATTGCAATTTGTTCTTTACTAACAGATGTTGTGTGAGTATTAGAGCGATCAAATGGTTTTTGTTTTGGTAGTCGTTGTGATGAACCAAAAGGCCATTGAGTTCTTGTGTTTCCACCCATGCCATCAGGATGTTCAATTGGATGAATACCATTGATTGCATTGAGTTTACCAATAGTTTTGTTATAAAGCTTCATTGCTTTGGGGTTATCTTTGATAGCCTCTAAGCTTAAAAAGATCTTTTGCTTTTTCATTTTTCGAGAAGTTTGATCTTGTTTTCAATTCTTCCTCTTTTTGTAAGAATTGTACGTTCTGGAAATTTTCTTGATTCCCTTGTAGAAGGTTTATTTTCTACTTTTTTAAGTTCGTTGTACAATCTCTTTACAATTTTGGCATTACTTTTTGGTTTGCTCATTTTAGGTTTTTGTTATCTTTTATTAAGTTATAAAGAATTTTGCGAGCCCTAAATAGACCTGTTTTAATAGTGCCTATCGGTTTATTCAATTTCTTAGATATTTCTTCATATGACATATTCTTAAAATACCTCATATCAATTAATAGTCTATGAAAAGGTTTGAGTTCATCAACTACATTAGCAATGATTTCATTTGTTTCAAGTCTAATCATATTATCTTCAGCAGATAAATCTGATTCTATACTTGGAGTCATGATATCTTCTTCTGTAGATGTTGGATTATTAATAGGATTAGGTTGTTTGTTTCTATTCCTAACAAAATCAATAGCTCTATTAGAACCTATGGTATGTAACCATGTACTAAAAGCATATTTATTAGAATATGAACTTAAACTCTCATATGCTTTAATTAATGATTCAGATGTTAAATCATCAGCATCTGTGGGATTGCCTACTATCCTATATATAACCCAATATAGAGAAGCATAGTATCTATTTACTAATATAGTAAATGATTTATGATTACCATTTAGCGTATCAGTAATTAGATCCATGTCGGTTTTAGTATCCTTTAATTTACCCATATTATTTTAATTGTAACCATACTACTTTATACCATTTATAATTAATATAGGCCATTTCAAATACAATATATCCTATATTAGTTAAATAGTTTAAAATAATTTCTGGTGTTGTTTGTGGTAAATTAATAAATACTTTGCCTTCAGAACTTGCTTTTTGTATCTCACGCGTTATACTATCAAGAGATTGTTCATGATATTTTAATGCATTAGTCCTAGCACTTACGGGTGTTATTTCAAATAATTTTGCCATATTGGTTACATTTATTTTTGTGGAGGTGAGGGGAGTCGAACCCCCGTCCAGACAAGGCTACTAACATTTACATACTACAATGATATTCTGTTGTGAACAGACAACTGGGACGTACTGGTATGATACCAGCTCCACCAAGTTGTTTAATCTAACAACTAAATCTATTTGCTACTTATGTTCCATGGATGTAGCACCCAGATGAATTAAGCGCTCAGTCTGAGCTCCTGATTCATGCGAACAACTATTGTATTGTCGCTTATTTGTTTTACTCACTTTATGCTAGATGAGCAATAGCCATTGCAGTAAATATATTCACTATGCTGTCAAAACCAGGTCACCCCCATATTATCTTATAATAGAAGACCTGCTAATAAATAACATATTCCAGCTATTATATTACCAGAAGCTTTTATTACAAATTCTGTTCCACTATTCCATGGAGTATTATTCCATCTTATAGCGGTTAATGTAATAATAACAGTACCTAATATAATTAGGACTGCTGGTAAAAAATGTCTCATCTCTCAAGATCTCTTATAAATGTTACAATTTCATAGAGTATATCGCTAAGGCGATCAGCATGTTTCTCCTCTAATTGAGGTTCCATAGTTCCATCTTTCATGTGATTAATATCTTTATCTATAGCAGTAAATACTGTTGTAGCATTGATATTATCACATTTTTTCATGAGATTAAGTTCTTCACGAAAAATCTCAAGTACTTCCTTTTGTAATTTTGTTGGTTTACCCATACATAAATTCTTCTTCTGTAGCCGGAAGATAGTCTTCTTCCATAAGTTTACAATTCATACCGGCTATTATATGTTGAAAAGGTACATATTCTAGCCATTCTCCTCGTTTTTGGATAAATATGAAAGTATCTACTATTTCTTTTGCTTCACGTAATCCACAAGGAAGTTGATAAGTTATGTTCCTAATAACAAACAATTTGTTATTTGTGAAAACTCCTTCTTCTGAATAACATTGTCTGAAGATAGAGTAGATTTTGGTATATGTTAAATCTGCTCTATCTCCAGTCTTTGTTAGATATGTTAATCTTTTCATTTTAACATATCATTAATATTCTTGATCATTTCAGCAACCTTATCTTCAGTTGATACATATTGAGATAAGAATCTTTCTGCTTCTTGAAGTTTCCTAACTTCTTCGCTGTGCATAATAACACTGATCCTTATATCAATATCATGTTGCCAGTCTTCCAATGAAAAACCACTCCATGCAAAAGCAGGATAAGTTTTTATTTCCAAAGCTTCAGCTGCTGCATCATATTCTGCTTTTCTTGTTATAAGAAAGCCAAGAATAGATAAAAGTAATGCAACTTCTTTGCATTCCATGATTTTAATAACACTGGCATGATCAATGTTTGTTATTCCTTTTCTACCATTCCAATGAAACAAGCCACTTGTTTTGTTTCCTGATTGGTTCTTTTCTTCCATCTTGCTCATTTTAGCTTTAATAGCTGCAAGAGTTTCATTAACGTTCTTTTTGATGTTTGCTGGTAATGTTTCCATTTTCTTTTTGATTAAATTTAATAATTAGTTGTCCTGGCTGGATTCGAACCAACGTCTATACTTTCAATTTTAGCTCTTCGCTACGATCTACTTATATATGCCCTAACCACTAGACGACAAGACAGTACCATTAGAATCCTAATTTATCGAGAATCTTTATTCATCTGCAAACAATCATTTAGTGTACTTTTAAATGATTATTGCTTATATTATTTAAGGTCAACTCGCTTAAATAATATAATTATATACTTCTAACAATAGCTCGAAAGCCATTATTATTGTATATTAATTTTTATTTATATCTTTGCAATCTATACTTCATATTTAAACCCACGTTGTATAGGTAGAAGTAGTCTATGATTACATGGCTGATCAGATCATATTATATATGATGAAGGAGAGTATGACCTTTATCTCGAATATAGTCATACGATTAAGAGGAAGGGAAGAATTCTTTAAAACCCTGCCTTATAACCCTTTTCCCAATATAATCAGCAAAATTTAAAAACGTTTTAGTTAAGTGATTACATTCAACAAAGTACTTTAGTATAGTAGAATAGTCAAAAGAACAATCTCCTACTCTATATTCCATTGTTTGATTTGAATCACCAAGTATTCTCATGTTTACCCAATTAAATTTACCATTCATTGATGGTATTCCTTTTTCTCTTCTTTTTCTTTCTATATCACATAAATCATTAATATAGTTAATTACATCTCTGTAATTATCATTTCTATGTGATATATGGTATGGGGTATGTATATTAATTGTTCGTATATTACCTTGTAATGTCCCCATATCTTTATTAATACGATTCTTTGGTAAACCATATTCAAAGTCAAACGTTTCTAAATTGATAGGGTAGTCAAATATATTTGCCACACTATCTAAAAATTTATTTAAAAAATCTGTTACTATATTAGCCCAACTTGTTGACATAATGTATAGACCTATAGCAGAAGGAGATGCTTTTATCTCCATATTATTCCACCAGTTTGAAATATCTATGTGGATGTGAATAGAACCGTTTTCGTCTTCTCTACCAATTTCTTTAAGAGTTTCAAGTATATTATATAAATGAATTAACTCATTAATATTGTTGGTAATAGAAATTTTTGTTTCAGTAACACTACTCCATGGTGAATCATAACTTAATAAGTGTATATCATCTTTTTTAGGATATGATTTATTATGGAATAATTCTGTAATATAGATGTGTCCATCAATATTAAAGTGCTCAATTTCCACTGAAGAACGAAATGGTAGCAAGCGACTAATAACCCTATTAGTTATAGTAGGATTATATCCTTGTATTTGTTGGATGTTTTTTAAAAGGTAAGGGGCAGTTAATACTGCACCCTTAACCCTTTGTGATAATGTTGTCATACTGTTACCTGTATGCACGTTCCCGGCCAATGCCGCTTGAAGTTTCCTTTTTCACAGGTGGTTTTTTTGCTGATGAAAGAGTTTTCACCATATCAGCTTTCAACATTTTCATGTTGAGAGTGATACCATACTCTGTCTTTGCAACCTGTACAAGGTCTGCTTTTGTCATTGCTTCGAAGTTTGACTTTGCCATTTGATTAAGTGTTTAGTGAATATTTATGTAGTTTGTAATGAAAGTCAAATTAAAAAAGTAGCCTTGGCATTTACATACCATATGACTAACACCCAATGTCATATTTAGGCTACTTTAATAAGAAATAAAAAATAAAACGATTAAAATAGGAGAGCGTATGATATAAAATCAATCAACAGCTACGACAATTGGTTTCATAGCTCTCCTATTTATAGTGGGACTAAGTTGACTCGAACTAGTTGATACTAACTTCCCTTTTCATCAGCAACATCCTCTATTGAGGCTAGGCCTGACCTACTTGGTTATTTAGTCCCTAAGGGAAGGTGAGGGACTAAGCCCTCACCATTTTTTTTGCTAAACATCTTCATCATCACCAGGTTTTATTGTGGTGTCGGTGGTTTCAGCAGTTTCGGTATTTTCCGGTTCTTCGCTTACTGAAGTGTTTACAGTTGCACTGCCTGTATCCTCAATGTGAGTTTGTATCTCAACTTTTTTGGATGATTTCAGTACAGCCATGATGGCTTTTTTGATAAACACATCGGCAGCATCTACCTCATTTCCATAAAGGAATGTCTGACCAGTTGTTGTGGTCTGAGGAAGTTTTCTGACTGTGCCGTCCGGAGCGTAGCTTTGTGCCTCAAAGTGCACGAGCTTGTGTGTTTTCGGATCCCTGTTCATCCTGTACACTTCGTATGGCAACTCGAATGATGCAATTGCACCATGTGCTGCGAAGTTGTCAAGGATGATTCTCATTCCTGTTTTGTCCCCTATATCTTTTGTATATGTGGGTTTTTCTTCGGTATGAGATTTGATCTCCCTCAGTATTGCTTTGAACAATTCAGGGTGTGAACGTTCGAAACAGTTGAATGTGAAGGGTTTCATTTGGGGATTTGGGATGTTCACAGTCTTACCATTTTTTAGTTTGACTGTAGTTTCTGCATCTTCCATCAGTTCAAGGTGGAAGAAAGATCTCTTGTCTTTTGCAGGTCCTGTGAATGTGAAACCTGCTGGGGTCTGTGCGTCCCTCATAAATTTTGGGACATCTGGTTTGTCAGGTCTTGGTGCGCCTACAACCGTTACTATGTAAAATTTCTTTTCCATTGATAATAAAATTATTTGTTTATTCTTTGAAGGGTTTGAATTGCAATAAAAATAGTGAGGTGAGTTGGTTTTTTGAGACAGGTATATGGCTAATTATCCTGAATCATTGGATACTCACCTCACTTATTTATTTCTTTGTTATTGGATGTTTATTAATATCATCCATTTTGAGAACTTTACCACTGAGCCAATCATCAGCTTGTCTTTTGTTATAACCAGCTGTTGAGAATGTACGTTCAGGTTTACCAATTTTTATCCTGAATTTATCAACCTGAGTTGAATGTTCACCATAATGACTCATGACCAATGTAATTCTTTATTAATGTAGCATCCTCTTTGTTGGTCATATTCTTTTGTGAATACTTTAAGATATAATTTGTTTTTATCTTTGTATTCTCTAAAGGTTTTTGTGGCATCATATGCTGTTTCAAAATAATCTATTCTCCAATATGTTTCATCTAAAAATGAGATAGCATATTTATTTGGTGAATAAATAATAGGGAAAGGCATGTCTGGTGGCCATTTACTGGGTTTGTATTCACCAAGACTGGCTATTAATGAGAGTACCATTAAAATGAGACTGAATATAAGTAATGAACCGAATACAATCTGCATTTCAATATTATTGTAAGCAATTGCCCTTAACAATAAGAGGATTGATACAATACCTGCCATTATGGATATTGATATAGCCACATAGCAATTCCTGTAAAACTGTTTCTTTGTCATCTTGGGTGTTATTAAAAAAGGGCAGAGTTTGTTTAACCAATATAAATAGAATTATGAAACCCGACCAATTGAGAGATTACTCTGCCCTTTTTATGTCCTTTAATTATCTTCGTTTACAATTTGACTGAATCGCAGTAGTATTGTATCACCTGTATGCCAAAGATTTGGGTTGTACATTGTGGTGATTGTACCCTGATTCTCAATTCTTTGTATCCTATATTTATATCCTTCAGAATAAGTAAGGATATAATAGGTTGGATAACTCGTATCCAAGACAACGCACTTCTCATATTTAGACATGAGTTGGCCTGACTTTGAAGAGCAACTGCAGAATAACAGTGCCATGATGACTGCAAATAGGATAACTGCAAGAGCTCCTTTCCAGCCTGTCCAGATTGATTCTTTTGTTGTTTTCACTTTATTTGGGTGTTTATTGGTTTCCTTAAATAACAGGCTTACGTACCTGTTTGATGCATTACATTGTTATTGCATACGCTAGGTTTGAGCTTCACAGATTATGTCGCATTGACCTTATCTCCACCCTTTCTAGTTTCTAGTTTTCGTTTGTCATAAAAAACAAGAGTGTGAGGGTTAACCGACCTGTCAGACTGGTTACATGGCACTATTGCCTTGGGCCCCACACTCTTGTGATGATTTAAATGTCATCGTCTTGCTCTGTTTGTAATAGGTTACGATATTTTTTTGTTATTCTGTATATTGTATTTACAGCAACATCGTATTTGGTTACAAGGTCTAAGACTCTCATTTTGTTTATGTAGTAGTCTTTAGCAAGATCTTTTGCGAGGTTCTCTGGGATTGTGTTGTATTTCCTTTTTCTTGTTAATTTCCGACTTGTTTGATGTGCGAATTGTGTTGGCTTGATTAATTTGTTTGCCAATACTATTGTTTCATCTTCCCTGAGAACACGACATGTTATATCCAAAGCTCTTTGTTCTAATATTGTTTTATGAACACAAGTGTTTGGATCATTAAGAGATACAAGTCCTATATCACATCTTAATACAACATGATTAAGCATAGAACCTGATAGGATGATTGCAAGCTCACCTAATTTCAAGTCTTTGACATGAGTGAGCACATCTGTTGATAAGTTTGCTTTGAGTATCATTTGGGTGTTTGCTTAAGTTTAGCTATTACAGTATAGTGACATGGAAAAAAGAATGTGGCTATTTAGCCACACTCCATATGTTCACCTGTTTCTTACCCTTGTACAGCTCCTGTGTTACCATGAATGGGCCCTGCATGTATCCCTGTTCGAGCTTTGTCTTTCCATCAGACATGAGGAATTTCGTCCAAGGCCTACCATCATTACCTGTGAAATGCTTGTGGCCAAGAATCGTCGGAAGTGAGTTAACTTTTGTCATAGCTGTATGATTTTTATGGTACGGGAGACGTTTCCCGCCCGACCGAGTATAGGGGGGATGTTCTTAGGTGATCTCACCTCTCGGGGATATACACAAAAAATTTAAGTGGCGGGGGGCTTTACCATTATTGTAATAAAGCCGGGGTATGTTATAATACAACTAATTTACATAAGTTTGACAACAATATATAGCAACTTTGTTATATTATATACGTATAAAGGTAAAACACTTTTTTATAATGAGGGACGACGATAAAATGGAAACTATTGCCAGGATACACAGAGAAATTGAAGATCTGGAAAGAGAGTTAAAGAAGGATGATGATAATGGTTACTTACTAAGACCTTATGTTAGAAGTAGGTTTCAGGATCGAGTTGAAACACTCAGACAAGAAGAAAGAGAAATTTTAAATAATTTATGTACAGAAAATTAAGATGCAACATAACAAGTTATGAAAGACAATTATAAATTTAGGGAGGCTAATTTTACCCCTAGCTCAAATAGAGTCATACTCAAGTGTAATAAGTTTGCAACATATAAACAGTCACAGCGAGTATTGGACGACGCAAAAAATGAAGGTAAGGATCCTATGAATGATCAGATGGAGACCATTATAAAGACAGTTGATGTAAAGTATGGTTACCAGATCATGGAAATTGCATCACTCCCAATAGACGATAAGTCTGGTTATAAAGTGGGTGATAAAGTACTAGTAGACTTTAGGGCTGCTAAGAAATTTGACTTATATAAGGACCTTTACTGGGTATGGTTGATGGATATTGTAGGTATCATAAACGCAGAATAGCTATTAGGGGGATCAAAAAATTTTATGGTCCCCTTAATTTTTATGTAACTTTTTTCATCCATAATCGTATAATATATGCAGATCAACCAGCAAGGACTCACGCTGAAGAGCAAGCACCTCCGATACTACGTTAACTTGCGTATAAGACCGGGGAGAAATGGGGGGAGATAATATAAATAGTATGCAACCTACTATAAATAGTATGAAGGTCCTCCATAAGTCCAGAAAGATCCTTTAAGTGAAAAGTTTAGGTGTGGTCATCAAATAAAGACCGGGGTAAACAAAGACATCTTTTAAAGAGCATTTGTTAGCACTGCCTAAAACATTTAATCGGTTAAAATGACAAATAGTGGTTTCCCCACTATTAAAGGGTAAGTTGTATTCATTAATCAAATAATAAATAGTAAGTTATAAGAAGTTCATAAGTTATCTACAGTACATAAGTTTATTCTAAAGCATGGGGTACACCCAATCAGCACTATAAAAAATAGTGCTTTTTTTATATCCTTTTGTGTAACTTTATGCCCATATTAACGTATAATAGGTGTTAATTAAGTATTATAATGGCAAAACAATTAGATTTATATAAAGCAATAAATAAACACTCAAAAGCAATTAAGGTGCTTGAACAGCATATGCATGCTTCAAATGACCTTATGGTAATGGCTTATAGTTCAGAGATGAACAAGTTTATTACCAGGCGTTTAGTTAGGCAATGGCATAGGTATTTACTGTGGCTTAAGGTTAAGCGCTTCTTTGGTCTCAAGTCAGCTCATAAAATTACAGATCCTATAATAGTTAAATCTTATATTAATGGCTAATATTATATACAGGCGTGGCATGGCCATGCTAGACGATGCAAATGTCAGTAAGGACATTAATGATGCAATATCTTTATGTAAGCATGGGTATTGTGTTTATAGGCACAATTGTGAACTACGTAACCAAGTAATTGAGAACTGTGAGGACCTAGGGGTATTTAGTCCCATTACAGGTTGTAGGTCATACTCACCAAATAGTGAAAACGAATTAAACTTTGAATTTGGCGATGAATAAATATAAAATATATGTAGCCGGCCCATTAAATGCAATGGCCGTGGATTATTTAAAGAATGTCAGTAATATGATGACTGAGGCTGAACATTTACGTAGGTTAGGTTTTTCTATATACGTACCTGCTATAGACCTTTTAATGGGCATTAAGTTTGGTTATACAGGTTACAATGATTATTTTGACAATAGTCAGCCTTGGCTCAAGGCAGCAGATGCTGTATATCTTTGTGCTGGTTGGGAGAACTCCAAAGGTACTAAAGCTGAGATGGAAACAGCAATGTCTCATGGTATACCCGTGTTTGACAATCCTGATGAGTTGCTTAAATATTTTCAGGACAAGTCTACAGTAAATTTAATTGATGAACTTGATAAAGAACTGGCTAAATGGGACGAATTACTGACAACGATCTCAAAGCAGATCAGGGAAAGTTAAGGTATGATTTAATACCAATTACAGCCCTTGAAGGTATAGCAGAGATTTTTACATATGGTTCAAAGAAATATGATGAATTTAATTGGTATAAATCTCTACAACCTACAAGGTATTATGCTGCTGCAATGAGGCACATAATGGCTTGTCAATCTGGTCAGAAGATAGATCCTGAATCTGGTCTAAAACACATAGATCATGCAATTGTGAGTCTTATAATGTATAGAGAACTTACAGAAAAATTATTAGGCACAGATTTGCCTACAACATATACAGATTATATTAATAAAATAATTGAAGAATAACATGTTATATTATATGAATAATGGGCATGAGCTCATTAAAATAGACGAGAAGACAAATAAGGTTGTAAACCTTCATACTAAAGAATCTAATCAAGTTGCATATAGGCCTTTGTATATTATACAGGAAGATGGTACTATTATGTACGAAGATGCTCAAAAGCTTAAAGTAAAAGCAGGTGATGTAGTAATGGTATTAGATGCTGGTACACCTATTATTATTAAGGACAAAGCATTTGCATTACTTGTGGAAATGTATTTTGAAGGTTTAAAAAATAACTTAACGGTAGTGAAATAATTATGAGCGAAATTATATATAAGCAGTTTAGGGGAGATGAATTATTAATGATCAATCCCACTACATATGAAATTAAAAATTTGTATGAAAATAGATTTAATCAGAAAATATATGGTAATTTAATAATTGCCAAAGAGGCTGGTATATTACTGGATGAATCTGGAAATAAACAATTAGTTGACATAGACGATATTATATTTGTTAATTATGATTATGCTTTTGTTATAAAAAGTAATGAGTTAAATAAAGCAATTAATGAACAAATTACAAAAAGAATAAAGCGAGACGAAGAACATAAACTACGTTCTGAGGCTTGTGATTGTGAAGCAAAAACTCCATCTAATTAATATTATTATGGCAAAGAAAAAAGGTAAAGGTAAGGGTAAAGATAAAGGTTGTTAATATGGAAAAGAGTAAATTAATAATTAAAACTTTAGTATCTGGCGTAATGGGGTTAAGTAAAGGCTCTTGGTTATACTATACGCCAGCAAATGATGTATATGAATTTTCATATGCTAAGGAAGATAATCAATCTGATATAGGTAGTTATTATTCATATAAATCTGTTAGTGCTACAATTGATAGGGCGACAGTAGAATCATATTTAGGTGAATTATTTGAATATGTATCAGATCCTGTTATAGTTGAACGTTTAGCAGAAACTGAAGAAGACAAAGAGAAAGATGAATAAGTACCAATTAAAACTGAAGTGTTCGTGTGGATTTGAGGAAGTTCTTACCGAAATGGAAGAGAATGGTCTTCAGATCCACATAGGATCTTCTGACGTATCGGAGGATCACAGCAAATTAGTATTAGACTGTAAACAGTGTGGTGCTAAGATAATGTTAGAAATAGTAGAAAAACCTGAAGAAAATGTACCTGAGGAAATTCGTAACGAAGGATAATTTTACAAGAGTTTATATTACTGTCCTGAATGGGCTGCTTCAGCTGACTCCAAGGGAGATAGACGTGTTTAGTGCGTTAATGAAGATCGACTTAGTGTGGCAGCCCAAGATGGATGGTGATCTAAAGAATCTTATGTCTACAGATAATAGGCGGTTAATAATGAAGAACGCCAATATTAGTAAGGCTAATTTGACTAGGGCTGTTAAAAAGTTTATATCGGTTGGTATAATAGAAGTTCAGTCAGATGGCAGGTATTTGATACCAGAACTAATGAAACCTATTATAGATAAAGAGAATAAAATAAACATTCATTTTGTACTAGACCTTAATAAACCAACTGATGAAAAATAAAATAAGAGGTGAAAAAGAACAATTTACTATATTAGAAGAACTTCCTAGTCGGGTTGGTTTATTAATGTTATTAGAAACTAACAAACCGGTTATATACTATAGACCTCCTACAAAGGACGAATGGAAAAATATTCTAAAATATTTCAAAAAAGTATCGAAGATGAATTTATTTGAACTAAATAATTATTTAAGTTGGAATGATGAAAAAAAATAAGCAAAAAGGTTTTGGTGCTACATTAGAATTATCACCATTTCCATTTGATTTGTATGTAGCTCTAGGTATATCATATGATGAAATAAATAATTATATACAAAAGAGTATACCAGAATTTAATGCCCATGAAGAATTTAAAGATATAAATAGTAGGCATCATGGTAGGACTCTACAATTCTCAGATGGTCAATTATTATTATATCTACCTTTTGTTCCTGACGTTAATGACCCATCTGATATAGCTTTATTAGAACATGAATTATGGCATGTTACTCATATGTTATTAGATAGGGTAAGCACACCCCTCGTTGAGGCTACATGGGAAGTATATGCATATGTGTTACAGTATGTAACAGTGGAAGTATTACATATGATAAAGGAATATAAACATGGGAAGTAAATACTATACACCTACAATTGAAGAATGGCATGTTGATTTTGAATATGAACAACGTAGGGAAATATGGGATAGAAGTTATCCAGGTATTAAAGTTTTAGAATATATATGGGAACCAGTTATTGGTAATTTAGGATCTTTAACTGGTTCTTTAGGACAATTTAAAGAAGGAATAGATCCAGATAGGAAAGAAAAACATTATAGATTTACAGACGGTCCATTAGGATTCGGCGCATATTCAAATATGATAAGAGTTAAATATCTAGATAAAGAAGATATAGAATCATTAGGTTGGGAATTTAACGATAATATGTCTGTTGTTTCTCAACTATATTATTTATATGAAAAGAAAGGATATGACTTATGTGTGTGGCATAGAAAAGAAGGGCTGTTGTTAGTAATTCGTAAAGTAAATAAAAGTTCAGACAATATTGTAGTTCATAGTCATAGTATTTTTTATGGATATATTAAAAATAAATCAGAACTAAAAATATTATTAAAACAATTGGGAATAGTAGATGTTGTTAGTTAAACAGAAATGGCAGGATGAACTAATACATACCATAGGTTTACTTACTATGAAAGAGGATAGGGTGATAAAAAAAATAGTATATCATCCTTTAGAGTTTGCCAGGGAAAAGATGACTAGTGAGGATGATGAACGTCCAATAAGAATAAGATATTTTGGTGCATTTGTTTTGAAGTCAAAAAAATCAAAAGAAAGATCAAGAAAATTTACATATATATATAAAAATTATGAAGTATATAAAGATATTGTAGCATCATATGGTTATGAAGTTGATACAGTAGAGAAGTATCAAGATATTTTAAAGCAACATTTCAATGGTAAAAAGATTCGATACATAGATGAAATCTATGAGAAAGGCTTAGTTTTAAAACAATGTATGTAGGGGTAGGTAACTTCCCCTATTTTTTTATGTATATCTGACATGAAATTATTCGATATTCAGCAAGGTAAAGTTGTGATGAATCCAACTATACTTTGGGTTCCAGAGTTTCGTACTCTGTGGGATCGGGACAAAAGCAAACATAAAGAGCAAGCTGTTAATGAGATATCATATATAGTATTTCTATATGATTTTAGGTCACCTTATACAGCTTATTCTACAAACGAGCGTGAAGCTCGTATAAAGAAAGACTGCTTCAAGTCTGAGGAATGGCAACCAGATGATGCTATAAAAGCAGCAGTTGTAAAATATAAAGAGTTACAGAGTAGTCCTATATCTAGATTATTACAATCGGCTATGGACACATGTGATAAGATGACAGACTATTTCAATAGTGTAGATTTTAAAAAGGTAGACCATAATGGTAAACCTATATTTACATTAAAAGAAGTATCTAGTGTAATGAAAGATATTGGTGATATAGTGTCTTCATTAGAGTCCTTAAAAGAGAAAGTTGATAGGGAACAAATGGAGCGTGGTTCTATCAGGGGTGGAACTGGTATAGGAATGTTTGAGAGATAATTATGTTTGAATTACCATTAAAGAAAACTATTAATTCAGATAAGTTTAGACAACCTGCTATATTCTTTGAAAAACATGGGGTGTATACATTTGCACCTCCTGGTACAAGTGAATATATAAGGTATTGGACTAGTGAACTAGAACGTTGTCAATATGGTTTTGTAGCTGATGACGGTGACTGGATTCCTGGTTATTATTATTTTTATTTGAATTATAGTAGGATTATTGTTGTTAAAGAATTTACTATAGATTTAGGTGATGGTCGTACAAAAAAGAAAAGGGAACGTGTAGAATCGTTTCCTTATTTTTGGGACTATGATAGAGCTTATTATGAAGCTGTTGAATTAGCAGAAACAAATGGTAGACATCTTGCAGTTATTAAAGCTAGGGGTAAAGGATATTCTTTTAAAGGGGCATCTATGTTAGTTAGGAATTACTATATGTTTAGGGAATCTGTATCATATGCAATAGCAGCTGAAACAGAATTCTTAACTAAAGATGGTGTACTATCTAAGGCCTGGGATATGATGGACTTCATAGACAATAATACAGGGTGGTATAAACATAGGCAAGTTAAAAATAGTTCTATACATAGGCGTGCTTCTTTCATAGAGAATGTTAATGGTGTGCCAATTGAACAAGGTTATAAGTCTGAGATAATAGGTATTTCCCTAAAGAATGATCCTCAGAAAGCCAGAGGTAAACGTGGTAAATTAATACTATTTGAAGAGGCTGGTAAGTTTCCAAATCTTAAAACTGCATGGCAGGTGGCTAGGCCTTCGGTAGAACATGATGGTGAGGCATTTGGTCTTATGATAGCTTATGGGACTGGTGGTACAGAAGAAGCAGACTATACTGGTCTTAAAGACTTATTTTATGAACCAGATGCTTATAACTGTTTACCATTAAGAAATATATGGGACGAAGGAGAACATGATACATCATGTGGTTTCTTTATACCACAGTCTGCAAATATAGAAAAGTTTATGGACGAAGATGGTAATACTGACTTTGACCAAGCTACTCAATTTATATTAACAGAACGTGAAAAGGTAATAACCAATGCTTCAGATCGTAATGCTATTGATAGGCATATTTGCGAACAACCTTTAACACCTGGTGAGGCTACACTTAATGTCAGTACTAATATGTTTCCTAAGAAGGATCTTATTAGGCACTTGGCAACTATCAGGAATTCTGAATCAATAAAGGGGCTAAAACAAGTTGGCACTTTATATTTTGCACCAGATGGTAAAGTAAAGTTTGAACAAAATCCAAAGCTTAAAGACCTTACTAGGTATAAGATACAAGCTGGTGAAAGTAAAGAAGGAGCTGTTGTTATATGGGAACATCCTACTGAAAATCCTCCATGGGGTTTATATATAGGTGGTTGTGACCCATATGATCACGATACTGCTGTTACAGATTCATTAGGTTCTATATTTATATATAAACGAGTTCAGGCCTTTGAATCATGGTATGATGTACCTGTAGCAGAATATACAGGTAGACCTGATAAAGCTGATACTTTCTATGAAACAGTAAGGATGTTATTAATGTATTATGGGGCAACTCTATTATATGAAAATGAGAAGAAAGGTTTATTTACTTATTTTGTAAATAAGCATTGTGATTACCTATTAGCAGATCAACCTTCAAAATTAAAAGATATTATAAAAGATCTTACTGTTGCTAGGGGAAAAGGTACTCATATGAATAAGCCAATTAAACAATGGATGGAGACACTCATTAGAGATTGGTTATTAGAAGAATATGAACCTGGTCGTAAGAATCTTACAAAAATATATTCAGAAGCTTTATTGGAAGAACTTATAGCATATGATCCATTACGTGGTAACTATGACCGAGTTATTTCATTTGGTTTGGCTCTTATATATAATGTAGAGTTACAACATGTTAAAATAAAAAAGATTACAGACGAAGAAAAGATTGATTTATATCTTTTCAAAAAACCATTGTTTTTAAATAAAATTCCTAATTATTATGTCGCAAAATAATGCAAAAGGGTTACCAAACCAAAAGATACCATTTAGTCAAAAAAACAAGTCTTGGCAACAAGATACTATAGATTATTATATAGGCAGAGTTGGTGTTGGTGGCGAAGATAATATTCGTAATAGGTATGAGCGCATGAACCTTGCTTATGGCCTATATGATTCAGAGTTTGACAGGAATGACTTTAAATATGTTACTGATCCATATGATGTTGGTGACACATTTCCTGCAAATATCCAAAACTATAATATAATACGTCCTAAGGTTGATTTATTGGTTGGTGAAGAATCTAAACGTCCCGACGATTTTCATGTTATACAAACTAATTATGACGTTGTATCTACTGTACAAGAAGAGTATAAATCTCGACTGATGCAGGTATTGAATGCAACATTGAGAGGTGAAGAATTTCCTGTAACTATGCAAGATGTACAAAAATACATGAGGTATAGTTACAAAACTATGGCAGAAGAAGTTGCCTACAATTTATTAAAATACTTAAAAGAACGCTTAAATATAAAGAGTGAATTTCTTAAAGGCTGGTTTGATGCTCAGGCAGCTCGTATGGAAATTTATTATACAGGTACCATAAATGGTGAACCTGTTGTTGAAAGGGTTGATCCTCGAGACTGCGATTTTGACATAGATTCTACTACAGATTTTATAGATCAGAAGAGTTGGTTTCGTCGCTCGTTTTATATGTCGCCTTATGCTCTATACGATAGGTTAAGAGACCTGTTAGATGAAAGCGACTTAGATGATATACTAGCTGAAATTAGTCAAGGTGGTGGTACAAGTTCATCAAGTAGGATGGGTAGTGTTGGTGATGGTGGTATTAGGTGGTCTGAGAACTTAGCTAATAGATTTATGGGCGGTGGTAATAAACCTGCTCCTTCAGACGAATTATATTGTCATCACGTAACATGGCGTTCTTATACTAGGATTGGCTTCTTAAGTGTACCTCAAGAGGATGGCAGTGTAGAAACAGTTGTAGTAGACGAAACATATGTTCCAATGCCAGACGATATAATCGAATGGGAATGGGTTGATGAAATATGGGAAGGTTATAAAATAGGCGAAGATAAATATAAAGCCAGGCCTATTCCTTATCAACATAGATCAATGGAAACTATTAATGATAATAGGTTACCTTATACTGGTGTAGTATATAATGCTACAAATGCATATGGTAAATCATTGATAGAACTTATGAAGCCTTTACAGTATATGTATATGGTTATTTGGTATAGGATAGAATTAGCAATTGCTAAAGATAAGGGTGCTATTCTTAATATGGATATAACCCAAATACCAAAGAAATATGGCATTGACATAGATAAATGGTTACATTACCTAAATGCATTAGGCATTAACTTCATAAATCCATATGAAGAAGGATGGGATGTTCCTGGTAGGGAAGGTGGTAAAATGGCACCATTCAACCAGATATCAGCTCAAAATCTTTCTACAATACAATCTGTTGATAAGTATATTCAACTATTAGAGAAGATCGAAATAATGATCGGTGAGATAGTTGGTATTACTAAACAACGTGAGGGATCTATAAATACTAGGGAACTAGTAGGTAATGTTGAAAGATCTGTGCAACAGTCATCTCATATTACAGAACCTTTATTCTGGTTACATAATCAAGTTAAGCGTAGAGTTTATAATATGCTTATAAATGTTGCTCAGCATCAGTTTAGTAATAGTGATAAAAAGAAGTTACAATTTGTTTTGTCAGATGGTGCTAGGACATTCTTAGACATCAGCGATGATTTTATATATGCTGACATTGATGTATTTGTAAGCGATTCTACAAAGGATTCTATGAATATTGAAGCTCTAAAAACTTTATTACAACCTGCTATGCAGAATGGTGCTAGTATTCTTGATGCTGCAGAAATACTTACTGCAGATAATATGACTATGATTAAGAATAAATTACAAGAGATTGAAGAACGCAGAATGCAAATGGTTCAGCAGCAACAAGAACAAGAAGCTGCTATAGCTGAACAAGAAATGATGATGGAACAACAGAAGGCTGAAGATGATTATAATCTTAGGTCTGAAGAATTAAGAATTAAAGAAGAGGATAGCATTAGGAAAGCTGAGACAGCCTTACAGGTTGCTATGATGAATATGGAAAATCAACAGGAACCAATGCCAGAAGATAATTCTTTTCAAGATAGTCTAGATAAGCAAAAACTTAGATTAGAAGAAGAAAAAGCTCGTAGAGATGCCGCACTCAAAGAGCGTGCTCAAAAAGAAGCAGAACGTAAAAATAAAAAAGCGGAAGAGCAAAAGGAAAAGGAGTTAGCCATTAGGCGCATCCAAGCTCGCAAAAAACCAACAACTAGTAAAAAATAATAATTATGGCTGAAGATAAGAAAGACTTATTTCAAGGATTTGATGCGCTCTCGTTAATGTTATATAAAGACGATGGTAGCGATGAACCAAAAGCTAAAGCAAAGGTTGATGACGATGATGTTGATGAACCAGACACTATAGTGGATGATGACGATAAAGTGGACGATGTAGGAGATACAGATGAACCAGATAAAGTAGATGATGATGACAAAGGTGACGACGATGACAAAAAATCAGACGAGCCAGCGGAAGATTTATCTCAATATGAAGGAGAAGTTAGTGCCTATTTTGCAACAGACTTAGCAGAGAAATTAGGTATAGCTATACCTGAAGATATGGAGGTTAAAACTCTTGATGATGTTGTAGACCTATTAATTCAAGTAGTAAAAGAAAATTCTAAACCTACTTTTGCTAATGAAGAACTTGAGAGTTTAAATAAGTTTGTTGCTGAAGGTGGGGACATAAAAACTTATTATAATGAAGTGTATAGTGATACACTTAATTTGGACAATGTTGATATATCTATAGATAGGGATCAGAAAGCTATCTTAAGGGAGCATATGCTTAATCAAGGATATAAAGAAGAAAAGATTAAGAGAGCTTTAGATAGGTATGAAGATGCCGGTGTTCTACAAGATGAAGCTGAAGAAGCTCTAGAATTAGTAAAAGAATTCAGAGAAAAAAAAGCAAAAAAGCTATTAGCAGAACAAGAAAAGTTTGCATTGGATGAACAAAAAGCGAAACAAGATTTTGTAGATACTGTATATAGTACAGTAGGGCAGTTAAAAGCCGTTCGTGGTGTTACAATATCTGAGTCTGAGCGTAAAGAGCTTTTAGACTATATGTTCAAAACAGACAAGGCGGGATTAACTCCGATGCAGAAAGATTATCAAGATCCAAGCAAACGTATTAACAACTTAATTGAGACAGCATATTTTATGAAGTATGCTGATAAAATAATTTCTGAAAATAAAAAACAAGGCGAAAAAAAAGCAATAGAGGACATTCGTAAAAAGTTTAAAGCAGGTAAAGAAAAGCGTAGTGCTGGGGGCAATACGAGTTTTAGTGGAACTTCCGAACCTCTTATGAAAATTGGAGCTTTGCTTAACAAATAAAATAACTAAATTTTAAAACACATGATTGACAATCTTCTTAACAATTTGCAGATCTACAAAACCAAGTGGACCTCAGATTTAAAAGATGAAGCAGAACTTTCAAGGTTACTCCTTACTGCTCCGCATAAAATGCCTGGTATCATCTCAACGATATTTGGCCGTTTCGATCAGGGTAGTGTTCTTGACTATATCACTGGCGGCATGGGCCGTACTACAGTGATCGAGAACTCTGTCTTTGAATGGGACGTTATGATTGAGCACGATAAGGCAATCGTTATTAAACGTGCTGTATACAATGGTGCTGAAATTACTTCATCCACCCTTGGTGTATATCCTGGTCTTGCAGGTTCTACATTCCAGATTTGGGTCGCCGAAAAATGGTTTGGCCCAGGTGCTCTTGTAGAATTTGATGACAATAGATTCCAGGCACGTGTAATTGGCGAGCCTTATATGGATGGTAACGATTATGTCTATACATTAACATGTACAGATGGGAAAGAGGAATCGTTCGTTCCGCCTTCACTTTTACTTCCTGGTGCAAGGGTTAGCCGCTTAGCATCTGCTTACGAAGAATGGAGCGACGAGGCTGACATCTTCAATGCTCAGACTCCGTTCAAACTTCGCAACCAGCTTACTACAACTCGTGCTTCGTACGATATTAGTGGCGACGCTTTCTCTACTGTTATGATAGTCTCTATGAGGGATCCTCAGACAAAGAAAGAAACAAAATACTGGTCTGTATATCAAGAGTGGACAGCTTGGCGTCAGTGGTATGAACGTCTCGATAGACTTATGGTCTATATGAAATATAACGCTGCTACCGATGGCACTGTTGCCCTTAAAGGTACTAATGGTCGTCCGGTTCGTATTGGTGCTGGTTTTCTTGAGCAAATTGCTCCTGCAAACAGGCGTGCTTATACAACTCTGACATTAGAAATTCTTGATAGTTTCTTATCAGACCTTTCATATAATATTAAAGGTTTTGGTGAGCGCAACTTTGTTGGGCTGTCAGGTGAAATGGGTCTTCGTGAATTTGACCGTGTACTTCGTGATAAAGCTTCAGGTTATACCCTGATGGATCATTCATTCTTTATTACTGGTTCAGGTCAGCAACTGACTCTTGGTGGGCAATTTGTTACATACAAAGGCCTTAATGGTATTACACTTACTCTTAAGCATCTGCCTATTCTTGATGACGTTATTCATAACCGTAAACTTCATCCTGTAAGTGGTAAACCTCTTGAATCATATCGCATCCTTATCGTTGATACTAGCATGCGTGATGGTGAGGCTAACTTACGTAAGATAGTCCGTAAAGATCGTGAGCTTGTTGTATGGCATACAGCTGGTTCAGTGGCTCCTGGTTCAGGACACGCTAAATCAATCAGCACTCTTCGTTCGAACGCTAAGGACGGGTACTCAGTACACTTCCTTTCAGAGTTCGGCGTAATGCTTGCTGATCCTACAACGTCTGGCGAATTATATTGCGACGCTGAATAATACTGGATGTGATGTGGGGTGATGAGTAATCACCCCCAACATTCTTATGTTTAACTTTAAATATCTATAACTATGCAAGTTATATTGCGCCCCATAGGCTGGAATAAATGGTCAGGTATATTAAAATATAAAAATTGTTTTGATGATCTAGGACCTTATTTAACAAGATCAGGTGCTATGTACACTGGTCTTACAATGGAAGATGAAAAAAGACTTGGTTCATCGCTAGGTCTTGATTTATCCAGGTCTTCTACAAACCCGTTTTGGGTCAACTTTAGGATTCGTACTTCTGTAAATGATATTATATTCGACACAGACGATCCTCTTGATGAACTAAAATACTTATTTTGCAAAGGTCATAAACGTGTTAAAAACTCTCTTTTAGAGCAAAAAGCAACAGCTGACTTTGTATTGATAAATAGGGATGAAGAAGCAAAGGTTGAGAATAGTTTTAACAGGATTAAAAGAGATGCTGTTAAAGAATTTGATAAATTAACTCCTACAGAAATACGTAAAGCACTTAGGCTCTTTGGTTATAATGCAGAAAGCATGTCATCTGAAGTTGCAGAAAATAGGCTTTATACTTTTGTAGAAGCCAATCCCAATAAATTTATGGATAGGTGGGTTAATAACAAATCTCGTGAAATAGAAGCCTTAATTGAAATTGCTATATCTAAAAATATTATTCGTAGGAATAAAAACATTTATAAATATGGCTCAGAGATTATAGGTAATAGTCTTGAAGATACTGTTAATTTTCTCATGTCACCTAATAATCAAGATATACGTTTAGCGGTAATGAACGCTTGTGAAACAAAAGATTACTATGTAACAGGCGAGGCTTCAAAAGAAGATGTTGATGAATCACGTATTCAAGACGAAGCCCCAAGACCAAAAACAAAACCAAAAAGAGAAGTAGCAAATGACTAAATCAGAAATGCATATTGCATTTAAGATTGAACTTGACAAGGTTGAATCATTACAATATCCTGCTTTTTTATCAGCTGAGATTGACTATTTTTTTGATAGGGCTCAAGATCAGTTTGTAAAAAGTAGGTATAGTGGTAATAATCCAGCCGGTACTTCTTTTGAACAAACCCAAAAGAGAATTGATGATTTAAGGTACTTAGTAGTGGAGGATACACTATCAGCGGCTTTTGACGATGATATTGTAGCTCCTCCATATACAGGACCTAAAGTATCAGAAAAACCAAATTGTTATATTGTAGATTTAACAGATCTTCCTGTAACTGATCCTTATATGTTTTTAGTAGGCGAAGAGTGTACTATAACATATACAGATAGGTTAACAGGTATATCTGTTAATAAAATACAACCTATAACAGAATGTGCTTCTAATACTTATGTCGCACAAGTACATGATCCACTTTCTCCTCATAGATTGCATTATAACACAGCTAGTCCGCTTAGGTTAGTAAAGTCAGATTATATTGAATTAATAACAGATGGTACGTATAGCGTATTAAATTATACAATTCGTTATCTCAAAACTCCTACTTCCTTTGCAACATTATTAACTACAGAATCTCCTGATTTTCCAAATCATGTGCATCCTGAACTTGTAAGGTTAGCTGTTAATATTGCAATAGAGAATATAGAATCTCCAAGAGTTCAGACCTACCCTACTAAGGTAGCTGAAATGGAGTAATATTAACTTTAATAAATAATAAAAATGATTACAAAACCCTTTAAGGTTTTCATAGGCAAAGACACTGCTCGTAACGCCAATATTACTGGTAGCGAAATTCTGTCGACTCTTATGACTACAACTGATACAGATGCTTTAGGGGATGGTGAAATTATAGTGTTGGACAAAGCATTTAATGTGCTTACTCCAGGTGCTACTATAGCAGATACTGATAGGATTTATATTGCTATTGGTACTACTAAAACATTCACATTATCTCCAGAAAGTGGCACAGCTGTAACTGCTCGTAAAATTAAGCTTTCAGATCCGATTATATCAGGATATGTTCGTAATTTTAGTGGTAAAGCATATGCTGCTAAGGCAGAACAGGAATGGGATGTTACATTAACGGCTCCTACTGCTGCTAGGCAATATGTTGTTCGTTGTGTCTATAAAGACCTTTATGAACACCCTGGTATGTTTAAACAGGAATGGCGCTATACAGCTACTGCTACAGATGCTGGTGCAGTTGATACTTTTGGTGCTGCTGTTGCTGCTGTTATTAATGCAGATCCTAATTCTAGAGTTACAGCAACTTATACATCTGGAACTGATAATTTTAAATTAACAGCTAAAGCTATGCCTGGTTGTACGACTGGTTTAAGTGATATTGATGAATTTGATATGGTTTTATTTGAACCTTATTTTAATTATATTGATTCTAATGGTCGTGAACAAGAGGCGTATGACTTTGCAATTGAAACCAATGCTTCTCGTGGAGTAGGTACTTGGGAACTTATGAGAGATCTTGAAAAAGACGCTTGGGGTTATGAAGGTGTGTACAATAGGCGTGAATTTCCTGTTATACTTCCTGATTTTCATACAAGTGCTTCTCTGACTTATAATCTTGTGATTATAGAACATGAGATTCCTTACAAAACTCCTAATAACCTGTATCTTGAAACAACTCAGGTAAAAACTATCATAGCTTTCACTAATGGTACCAATGGCGATGGTCAGCAAGCATTTGTGCTTTCACAGCTTAATCCTTGGATGGCTTCAACTCCTGCAGGTTTCCCGAACGTTGCAGCTCTTTAATTAACTCTTTAAATATATAGAATTATGGCAAACGCAAATGAATTTTTAAATAAAAGAGTATTAAAGTGTACTTATAATGTAGCCGTTAATGGTGGCACAGATAATACTACTTATACTATTGGTTATGTACCAGCTGGTGCAATTATAACTGGTGGATATGGTATTGTTCGTACCGCTTTTGATGATGGTGCAGATGAATCTACAACTGTTTCTATTGGGTATGCATCAACTGCTGCTGGTTTAATGGCAGCTACTGCTGGTTCAGCTCTTAATGGTATTACTAATAAAGCATTTACATTACTTCCTGGCTGTCCGACGCTTGGTGCTAATGCTGCTAGTGGTGATAGTGCTGCTGAATTTGCAGGACTTGTTGCAGCTGCTTATATTGTTACAACTACTAGAACTGCTATCACTGTTACTTTAAGTAATGACACTGATTTTACTGCTGGTAAGATTGATGTTTATATTGAATATGTAGTTTAATACTTAATTTAATTGGGGGTCAGCCCAACCCTGGCCCCCTTTTTTTATAAAAAATATATGGCATTAACTCCAACTTTATCCTTCACTGTAAGGAATGATAATAAATTAATAACTATAACAGATACTACAGTTGATTACAATATAGGCGGTAATATATCAGTAGCAGGTATTGCTACATTAACATTAGACGTAGAATATACTAATTCTTCTAACGTTACTACAACATATAATACAATTGATCTTTATAGTTTGTTTGGTCCATTTGTAGTTCAAAATGATTTAATTTTTGAATTAAACCCAAGTCATTTAATAGTTGGATCAACTGCAATGGGTGACGCAGATAGTGAATTTTTAGATGGCATTTACTATTTTACATATACTATTAATACAATTGAAGCTGTAAAGGAATATGATGTATTATTAGATGGTCGTGTTGTTAATGCTACATATGAACTTCTTAGGATGATACCTCAATATTATTTATTTAGTTCATGTAATAATAAAGAAATTTTAGATGCTATTTTTACAATGGCAATGATTGACTCAATGGAGTCATCGGCTTACGTTGGTAATGACGAGGCTATATTAGAACAATTATCTGTAATAGAAAGATTAGTAACGAATGGCTCCAATTATACTTGGTAATGCTTCGAGCTTAGGTGCTGTAAATAATATTATTGTACCCTATAAAGATCAATATAGGGTTTCTGGTGGTATCGGTGGTGTTGCGATAGGTAATACAGCTGATACTAGAGTTTTTAGTACAGGCACCGTTATATTAGCAGGCACTAATTTAACAATTAGTACATCTGCTATTGGGGCTCATCAATATTTAAATTTATCAATTGCAGATCCTGCAGCGGCTGCAAACTATATTTCTGCTGGGGACTATATATCATTATCAACAGCAGGAGTTGGTACTACTGTATCTGTTACTGGTTTACAACCAGCTGGTGCATACTTAACTACTGCTGCATTATCAAATCATAATCATGGTGGTGAAGCTTTTGCAACAGGTAATATAGGTGGGACAATTGGTTCATATACTACTGCATCTGCAACAGGTACGTTTTATGGTTGGTCAATAAGTATACCAGACTTTTTAATAACAGCAGCTGAGTCTGATCATAATCATAGTAATTATGCTGGTATAGGTGCAACAACAAATACAACATCTGGTACAGATGTAAAAGTTACACTTAATACAGCAGGTTTAAGTATGAGAACACCTCGTTACTTAACTACAGCTGCAAATATTTCACACATACATGGTAATGCATCTGGTACTAATATTACTATAGGTTCATCAAGTAATGGACTTGCATTATCTGTTGGTAATTATATAACAACTGCCGCTCCTGTTACTCATATACATGGATCTATATCTACAATTAGTACTACAGGTGCAGAATTATCTTATACATCTGCTAGCAATGGTTTAACACTTGGTATTCCTCAATGGATTACTACAGCTGCAGGTGGTAATAATTTAACACTTGCTGGTAATACAGCTGGTACTTTAACTGAAATGAATTCAGGTACAGTTACTATTATTGGTGGTGATAATATTACTTTAAGTCAAAATGGCAATGCTTTTACAATAATAGGTGCTGCTAGTGGTACTAATGCAGGTATTGCTTTTTCAATGAGCAATTCTAATACTACTGGTACAAAAGTATTGGTTAGTACAGGTACATTATATATAGAAGGGGGTAATAATATTACTGTTTCTCAGAATAGTAACACTTTACAAATTATTGGTAATACATTACTTACTAATGTAGCAGGTATTGGTACTACAACTAATAGTACTACTGGTACTGATTTAAAAGTTACATTAGGCACAGATGGTTTAAATCTAGGTGTACCTCAATGGATAACTGCTGCTACATTGTCAGCAACGGCATCAAACTCTGTTTATGCAGGAGATTATATTAGTTTATCTACAAATGGTATAAATACTACTGTTTCAGCAGTTGGGTTACAAGCAACTTCTAATATGTCCTTATATCAACAAACTTCAAATAATAGTTTGTTTTTAGGTACAGCAGACGCTAATAATTTTGTCAATACTGCATTTAGTACATTATTACAACATGTATCAGATAATTCATTATCATTAGCTACAAGTCAATCTTCATTATTTCAGTTAACAGCGCACAATAGTAATTCTCTTGGTACGACTTATACAAGTCATACACATAGTAATTTATATATAGCACTATCAGAAAGTTCTTTATATAGAACTTCTGTTCTATCAAATTCATTCGCTGTTACATCCCATACTCATAGTAACCTTTATATACCGTTATCTTCTACTAGTAGATTTGCTGGTATTAATGGGGCTATGACAGGTGGTACATTAACACTTAATACAAGTGGTGCATCTATTAATGTTCAAGAACGTTCATTAAGATTTGTTGATTCTCATGGTGTTACTTTTGGTAGTTCCACAAGTGGGTATACAACAACTATAACAGCTTCTGTGGCAGGTGGTATAAATACTAGTTTATTAGGTAGTATATATTTTAATGATTCAAATGGCATAACTTGGGGTAGCTCCACAAGTGGTAATTCTACAACTATTACAGCATCTGTTAATGCTACAGCTGCTGGAGGCGGGGCAGCATTAATGGGATCTGGTACATATAGTCAGAACACTGGGACTATCCAATTTGCTAATTCTAATGGCTTAACGTTTGGTTTAACAAATAATCAAATGACAGCTTCAGTAGCAAATAACGCTGGTAATTTATATTTTTTAGATGGTCAAGGAGTATCTTTTGGAATTAGTACATCTGGTTCAAATACAACAGTAACTGGTTCTGTTATAGGAGGAACTCTTACAGGTAGTTATGCTGGTACAGTATTGTCTACAGCTAGTATTAGTGGATCTAATATAGTTGGTTCTATTAATACTTCTGGTATTAGTTTAAGTGTACCAAATTATGTCACTCAAACTGGTAGTGTTTATTTTTTAAATAGTAGCGGTAATATAACTTGGTCTTCAAGTACTACAGGTAATTCTACATATTTATATGGCAGTGCGCCTGGTGGTACTGGTGGTGCTGGTGGCGCTGCTTTGCAGGGAAGCGGTACTTATACACAAAATACTGGTACTATTCAATTTGCTAACTCTAATGGTGTTACATTTGGTTTAACTAATAACCAAATGACAGCATCTATTGGGAATAACGTTGGTAGTATGTATTTTGCTGATTCAAATGGTGTCACATTTGGTGTTAGTACTAATACAAATAATCAAAGTACTGTTACTGCATCATTTGTAGGTGGTACTGCAGCTGCGTCTGTATATGCAGGTGATAATATATCTGTATCTACTATTGGCAATTCAACTAGTGTGTCTGTTATAAATACTACAAATTTTACATATGGTCACAATAGTTTATTAAATACATCCCAGTCATCCTTATTCCAGTTACTAGGCAATAGTACATTATCTCTTGGTACTGGTTATACAACACATACACATAATTATCAAAGTACAGGAGCATATTTAACAACTGCTGCATTAAGTAATCATAGTCACGGTAATGTTTCTTTAGCATTAACAAATGTTTCAGGTACAACAGCGAGTGCTTCCAATGGTTTAACCTTATCTATTTCTGCTCCTAATGTTGGTGGTGCACAAACAGGTATTAGTGGTTTTGGTGTATCAAATACTACTTATACTAGTGGTACAATTATAGTGTCAGGTCAAAATAACATTACTATAGGTTCTTCTGTCAACGGAGCTAGTCAATATATAAGACTTAGTGTTCCTAATTTCTTAACAACTGCTGCGGCATCAGATCATGCACATGCACAATATGTAAACACATCCGCATCTAGTTTGTTACAGCATACTAGTGCTACTAGTGCCATTACATCAAATGCAATGCATACATCAGAAAGAGCTAGATATTTTTATACATCTAATAATACATTTGCAAATAGTACACATAGCCATGGTAATATATCTCTTGCTCTTACTAATATAAGTGGCACTACAGCTAGTGCAAGCAATGGTATGACATTATCATTATCAGCAAATACAGCTGGTGGTGGAGGCGGTGTTGCTATGAGAGGTTCTGGTACATATATACAAAGTACAGGAACTATTCAGTTTGTAAATTCCAATGGTTTGACATTTGGCTTAAGTAATAATGGTATTATGACAGCGTCTGTTGCCAATAATGTTGGTAACATGGGGTTTGGAGATGCTAATAATGTTACATTTGGAATAGCTAGTACTGCAAGTAATTCATCAACTGTAGTTACAGCAAGTATACCTAATTTTATAGGTACTAGTATAAGCACATCTGGTCATATTACTGTTAATGCAAATACTGCTGGTATGTCGTTGACTGCTCCAACTATGGGTTATTTATATTTTAGTAATGCAAATGGTCATAGTTGGTCATCTTCAGTTAGTAGTGTTTCAACTTCTATTTATATAGTAACCGCTTAATTATGGCTTATCCAGTAGTAGAAAGTACTAGCTATGGGTTTACTCCCGAAACAGCTTCAAATTATGTTACTCCTGTAATGCCGTCTGGTATATTAAAAGACGATTATATTTATGGGATAATAGCTTGTAATATAGGTCAATATTTTGAGATTAGTTCTTCTTCTGGCAATTTTATTACTTGGGGAGGCTTAAGTACATATTGGACTCCATTAGATTCAGAATGTAATATTATTAATTTTTCTGGTAGGGCAAAAGGTGGTAGCCAAGATAATATAACTATAATGTTTTCTAATCCTACTATATATAATTATATAGTATATAGGATTTCTGGACATGGTATGTATTCTAATGCTGATATAAGGTGGAATTATAATTATTTTAATACTACAGGTTTATGGCCTTCTCCTGCAATATCTTCTAGTTTAGGTGAAGAAAAATTAACAATATTATCTGTTACTAATAATAGTTATTATACATCTCTAACAGCTCCTTCTGGTTATGGTAATTTAATTAATAATCCAGATCCTGTATTACAAACGGATAATTATCAAGTATCTCTTGCGTCTTGTACGGTTGCTACAACAGGACAAATAATAGCTAGTGAATGGGGTAATAGTCCTACGGGTTATGCAAATGCTGGCATTTCACTTGTAACTTTAATTAAACCAGGCACGCTTGGGGGTGGCACACCTGAAACAGGACTTGGTGTTATTGTTCCAACTGGTAGAATAGGTATAAATTAATATATGGCTTTTCCAGTAATACAAACAACTTCAAAGGGAGGTGCATCTGCGGATGTTAGATCTCACTCTATTAATTTACCAAGCGGTATTAATGCTGGTGATTTATTATTGGTGTTTTTTACATGTGATGGTGACGGAGTTGCTATATCAGTGAATACATCATCTAGTGGTACTAAATGGACAAAATTAGATGAGTACGCTAGTTTAGCAAATACAGCAGCTTGTTTTTCAAAAATAGCAGAATCTTCTAATACTTTAGTATTAACAACTAATTCATCAGAATCTTCTACATATATAGCTTATAGAATAAGCGGCACAGGGTTATCAAACCCAGTTATTCAATATAATGAGGGCGGCACTGCAAATGCCGATCCTCCATCAGTAACACCAGTATTTGGTAATAAAGAGTATTTATGGATAGTATATGCTGGATTTGAAGGAACAGTTATTCCTTCTTCTGCACCATCAGGATTTAGTGGATTAATTACAGAACAAGGTTCTTCAGCAGAACAACCTTCTTCGGCATCTGCTTATGATGAAAATCAAACAGGTAGTGCATATGATCCAGGTACATTTACATCTTCTTCTGCTTACTGGGTTACATTTACAGTTTGTATAGCTCCAACAGGGGTTGATGGTATTGGTATTAATAGTATAGCAATCTATAGTTAATATGTCAGTAATAATAAATACTCCATTATTTAGATATTCTATATCTATAGTAGTTATTGGTGGTGATCAACAGTATATATATTATACTGATGGTACATATTATTGGCGCAAAGGAGTTCGTAATTCAGAATATGTTATAGACAAAACCCTTACGACTACAGGTTTTAATGGCAGTGAAGGACTAGACTGGGAAAATGTATGGAGTATAATATAAATAAAATAATATGAGTGGTACAGTAGAATATAGACGACAAACTACAGTAGAAAAGGCATCTCCTTATATACAGCAATTTGCTACAGTTTATAATGCGTTTGGCACAAAACCAAGCGAAACAATAGCAGGTTATATGGATACTATGGTTAGGTCATTAGTAACATATGGTTATTGGGCAAGAATGGATTTACTATATATTACTGCAAATAATACTGCATCTAACGCTAATATCAATTGGATTAATCCAGGCACATTTGATCTTACAGATCCAGCTTCAACTAATCCTACCTTTATAGCATATGAAGGATACCAAGGAGATGCAACATCTGATTATTTAACCACAGGATATATTCCTTTAAATAATGAAAATCATACTTCTTTAAATAGTGCAACTATTGGTGTATGGTGTCTTGATTGGAGAGGAGGTGGCAATGATGAAGTTCCGTTTGGCTCGGCTGGATGGGGCGGTGTTCTATCGAGAACTGAAATACAAATGTACTCTCCAACATATCCTAGAGCATTTGTAAACTCTTCTGGTACAGCAACAATTCCGGCATCTGGTGATGGTGATGAAGCAGGGCTACATATAATGACAAGAAGGGGGGCTACGGATAATGAGTATTATGTTAATAATGTTTCCGTTGCTACTAGTACAGCTGCTACTACTGCTAGCTCTTGTCCTGGCGCATTAATATTATTAGGAAAATCTACACCAACTAATATAATAGATAATTTTTATGGAGGTAGGGTTAGTTTAGCGTTTTACATGGATGGCATTTCAGATTCAGAAGCTACTGATTTATATAATATATTTAATACTTATATAACAGCAATAATGGCATAAATATGAAAAAACTTTTAACATCTATATTATTATCTATTAGCTTATTATTAAGTAACCCGACAAAGGCGCAGTATAGTTTTTCGTTGCCTCCGGTTGGCGAAGGCATCCCTGTTTTAGTCGGAGAGACATCTACTCTATATGGCAACAGTATTGCTAATGTGCCGCTTAATGCAGTGTTTACATATTCTTATACCTGTAATATAGGGTCACAAGTTGGAAACAATTTCGTTGTCACGCCAACGGTCAGTGATATAGGTACACATTCATTCACGGCGTATTTAATCCAAGGCGCCGACACTATTGATTCCGAAACTACTACGATAAGGGTTTTTAATAAGATTAATAGCGGAACCAGGTCTATTATGTCATTTGGCAATAGTCTTATGGCTACAGGATTCGATCATGAGATGGATTCTATTCTTGGTGTTTTTGATGATATGACCTTTAACACAATAGGAATATATACTCTGGGATCATATCATCATAATGCTATCAGCGGGTTTCATTATGCTCGGTATGTAGCTAATTCTTTAAGTCCGTTGGTTAAAAGCGGGGTGCTTGATGTGCCGGCTTTTTTTTCAGACAACTCTCTTGCTACACCTGATTATGTATATGTGAGACTTGGGGTAAATGATATTAATGGTCAAACTCCCGACGGCATGACCGAGGGGGAGTTAACTGCCCTATTGGCTTATGTGGACACTTTTATTGATGCTTTTCTTGCTTATGATTCAGACATCAAGGTGATTATTGGTTTGCCTTCATACTGCAGCAGTGATAAAGCTGATTGGGATGCCGAGTACGACGGAACTCCGTATGAAGATAGACATGATGTATTCATCGAGAATATGCACCGATTCTACAACGCCTTAATTACAAACTATAGAAATGACGTATATGATAACAGAGTGTATCTGGATTATGCGGCATTTCATCTCGATAGAACAAATTACAGAGATGCCATACATACCAATGATGCCGGAAATAGTCAGCTTGGTGTTGGTCTATCCAATACATTAGGGATGATCTTTGAGGAAGAGAATAATTATTACGTATCCACAACCGGCAGCGACAGTAATCCGGGAACATTTGAAGAGCCTTTTCTGACATGGAATTATGGCATCATGCAATTAGATGCAGGTGATACATTGTTTGTTAGATCTGGCGTGTATAACGTCACGGGAGCGGTGTCTATATCGGCAAACCCAAACGAAGGTACTGCAGCTAACCCGATAGTGGTAATGGGATACCCAGGTGATGCCACAAGACCAATAATAGACGGGAGCCTGCTTAACAACACCTCTTTGCTGCGCATAGAAAACAAGTATTACTGGACTGTAAAAGGAATCGAGATAAGGGAATCACATGACACGGATGGCGTGTACTCAAACTTCTGTGGGATAAATCTTTACGCTTCTAATCAGGTAAGGATTGAGAATGTCATTGTTCATGATATTGACGGACAGGGTATCAGGATTCAGGACTGCGACACTATCTATATAAGAGACTGCGATTCTTATAATAATTATGACCCGTACAATAACGGAGGAAAGGCTGACGGATTTCAGATAAACAGCACTCCGCCGATTGTCTCATTGGTCTATTTCGACAACTGCCGTGCATGGAATAACTCGGATGATGGTTGGGACTTTCTGGATAATACTAGAGGGGTAGTTGATTCCTGTTGGGCTTGGAATAATGGGTATGATACAGACGGCAGTGGACAGGGCTTTAAAGCTGGTTTGCAAACAAATCCTCCCCCAGACTCTGCATATATTTTTACTAATAGTATAGCTGTATATAATTCTCATGGAGGAATGAGAGCCAACTGTAATGGTCAAATAGATTTCATTGATAGTAGATGGTATAATAATATCTGTGCATTTAATTTAGAGTATGGATTTAATACGTCAAATGAGATCGGGGCTAATATGTACACAAATATATGGCGCAATAATATTTCATATAATAATGTGCTTGGTGATTATTGGGAAGATGCTTCTACTTTCATAAGAGATCATAACTCATGGGATTCAGGGATAACATTAACAAGTAGCGACTTTCTTTCAGTAGATAGTGCCGGTATTTCAGCTGCTAGAAATATAGATGGTTCTTTACCAAATAATAATTGCTATAGTACATTTCTTAAACTCAATAAGTCTTCTGATTGTATAGATGCTGGGGTATATATAGGCATACCTTATAAAGGAGTTGCCCCTGATCTTGGTCCATTTGAATCTATTAATGTATATTATGTTTCTACTAGTGGCAATGATTCTAATCCAGGAACTATATCACAACCGTGGTTAACGATAGAACATGCTTTTAGTTCAGCAGATGTTATGCCAGGAGATAGCGTTTATATAAGAGGTGGAATTTATTATACCACTATCAAAACAGGATTAGGTATACCAGTAACAAGAAATGGTACCGCTGATAATTGGATTGTTTATGCTAAGTATCCAGGAGAGGAGCCTATTATTGATTTTGGAAATATCGTTACCGGAGACATCGTATATCCTGGATTAAGGAATGACGGAATTGTATTAAATGGAATTGAGTATGTCAAGTTATATGGGTTAACTGTAAGGAATGTCAAACAATATTATGATAGAAATTATTCAAGGGCAGTCTATTTACGAGATGGTATTGTAACTATTGAGAACCTTAGAGTATACAATAATTTGGGAAGTGGTATATCCTCAAACCATTCAACGCCATCAGGTGGAATACATAGGATAATAAATTGTGATTCATATAATAATTGTGATAGTATTACTGGTATTCCAGCCGGATCAAACGCAGGAAATGTTGGAAGCGGCATTGTCTCTCAATCTGATTATACTGGGGGAGAAACATATATTATAAACTGTAGATCATGGGGTAATTCAGATCAGCAGTTTTTAATAAACTCAGATGCCTATGTAAAAGTAGAGAGATGCTATGCTTTTAATGGAAAGGCGTATGTCAATGGTGGTGGCGCAGGATTTAAGATGGGATGGCAGAGGATAGACGTACCCGATCTGCGAAGAGAAGTTTTTAATTGTGTTGCGGCATATAATGATGGATATGGATTTTTAACGAATGAGAATGGATCTGGTGGTGCGGCAGATTGGAATGCAGTTAGGTCAAATCACTATAACAATATAGCATATCACAATGGATTTGGAATACCGGAAGATTCATGGGGATTCACAATTCAATGGACAAGGCAAGCAGATTCAATTCAAGAATGGAGAAATTTTTCAAATAATATTTCATATGATAATAAAATAGACGTTTATACTTCTGCAGGATATGCTAAATATTCTGGATCAAATAACTCATGGGATATACCATTAACTATTACAGATAATGATTTTGTAAGTATTGATACTACAGGATGGAAAGAACCAAGACAAGAAGATGGTTCATTGCCTAATAATAATTTTTATAATAACTTTTTAAAGTTATCTAATAACAGTCAATTAATAGATGCAGGAATTAATGTAGGATTATCTTATAATTCCATTTCTCCTGACCTTGGTCCATTTGAAGCATTAGTTAGCGGAATAGTAACATATATGGATTATATAGTGTCATTAGGAAATTATATTGTATCATTAGGATTACCAGCTACTGGTACAATTGAAGTAGAGCCTACTCAAATAATAGCAGATCATACTGTTGTTGATAGATATGATGATATACCTCAATATTATATTGATGAAGTAAAAAAGATGTGGGTTTCTTATGCAGGTGAATCACATGCTGCTGGAGTAAGAGTTGGTATGAATTTACTAGAGGCGCTAGATCCAACATATGCAGTCTATACACAAGAGTCAGGAACTCCTGCTGCATATACAACTGCTAATTTAAGATTTAATACTGCAACTTGGGGTGATTTTTCTCATTCGAGCGGTTGGATACATAGTTACGGAGAAGAAGATTGGTGGACTAATTCTACTGCTATTATTAGAACAATGGCAGGAATAGATTATTGTAATACAACAAATTTAAACCTAGCAGCTATAGGTTTTGGTTGGTGTTATGATGATAGTCATACAGGTAGCGTTAGTGCTACAGCAGATCCAGTATATGGAACAAGGTGGTATGGTAGATCTTTACAAAGTCCTAGTGGTAGTAGAAACTGGGGATTAGATTCTGAAGATCAATCAATTACAGGAAATTCCGTAAGTCTAGATACATATTTAGCAGCAACTCAAAGTTATGTAAATTATGTTAATAGTCAAGGATATAATACAAAAGTGTTTTTTTCAACTGGTCCAGTAGAACCTACTTATTATTACGGTGAAGCTGGATATCAAGCCTCTTTAAAGCATCAGAGGATTAGAGATTATGTATTAGCAGATCCTACTAGAATATTGTTTGATTATGCCGATATATTATGTTACGATAATGGTAGCGAAGTAATGAATACCAGCACATGGAATGGACATACTTTTCCTTTTATTACTACTATTAATTATGGAGATGCTAGCATAGGCCATATTAGCGAAGAAGGTGTAATTAGGATTGCCAAAGCAATGTGGTGGATGTTAGCCAGAATGGCTGGATGGGATGGTAATTAAATATATAATTTAATGGAACAATATAATATATATACAGATCCTATTACAGGAGCTATATGGCGAGATGGAGTTAGAGATGGATTCTATGTTATTGATAAAGTTTTAACAGCAACTGGATTTGCTGGCACAGAAAATGTTGATTGGGAAAATGTATTTAGTTTAGATTAATATGAAAAAAAAATTCTTTTTATTGATACTTGGTATAATAGTATCTATTGGTTTATATGCACAAAAAACAACTAGGAATGTTGATATTATTAAATCAAATCCTCAAGTTAATTTTAATAACGATGCTAATATAACAAATAATGCTTCTAATACTTTAACAGTAGATGGGGCTGTTTTTGTAGCAGACGATGGATTAACTGTAGATGGTGCATCTGGATTAATTATAAGCAGGCTTATTTTAAAAAATAGCAAACTTACAGCAATAAGTTCTACTGGAGATACTTTAACCTTTTATACTAAAGCTTCTGATCTTATCGATGGTAATAGTGTATTTGTAGTTTATTCTAGTGGTACTGGCGTTCCCTCTACTACTCCTTCGAGAGTTGGCTTATTATATTACGATACAACAAATAAAAAACTATATTTTTCTACAGGAACTTCTTCTTCTAGTGATTGGACTATAGCGAATTAATTAAATGGCAACTTATTATATATCTACTACAGGTAATGATACAACTGGTGTAGGCTCTATATCAAATCCTTGGGCTACTTGGCAAAAAGGCTTTAATGAAGTTGTTGCTGGAGACACTCTTTATATAAGAGGTGGTATATATCAACCAATTGGTACATTTATTCATAATCCTTTTGGTACTGATTGGTATGCTTGTGCTGGGGCAAATAATAAAAGTGGTACATTAGAACAACCTATAATAGTAAGAAACTATCCAGGAGAGAGACCCATTCTAGATGGAATAAATAATACAGCTGCTAATAATGGAGGAGCTGGATCTAGATTTGGAATATTAATGAGAAGATGCAGTTATTGGCAAATGTATGGTTTGGAAGTAACAAATGTAGTGCAACTTTCTGGAGAACTTGGTGTAAGGGCTATTCAGTTTTATGATTACTCACATCATAATAGACTTGAGCAAATTGTATCACATGATAATGGTGGTTCTGGAATATGTTTTATATATGATTGTAATGATAATGATATAGTTAATTGTGATTCATATAATAATTATGATCACTTATCTGTACCTACTCCTGGAAATAATGCGGATGGTATAGAAATTGCTGATATTACTGTTACTACATATACTAATAGGATAAATGGTTGTCGTTGTTGGGATAACTCTGATGACGGTATTGATCTTATGAGAAATGAGGGAATAGTTATTATTGATAATACATGGTGCTTTATAAATGGAGTTACAGCGGATTATCAAGCTACTGGATTTAAATTAGGAGCTGCTTCTCAGGTTACAGCAACTCCTCATAGGATAATTAGAAATTGTATTGCAGCCAATAATAAAAATGGTGGATTTGTTTTAAATATATCAAGTCAAATATGTCATCTGTATAATAATATAGCAGTTAATAATGGATGGCATGGATTTACATGGTATAATGGAACCACAGATATAGCTGCCTCAATTATCAGAAATAATATATCATATAATAATTATAGTTATCAGTATAGCTATATGGAGATTCCACCTATAGTTTTTGATCATAATAATTGGGATGCTTATTATGATCAAACTGGACCAGTGATAACAGATAATGATTTTATAAGTGTTGATTATACAGAAATGTTGCTTCAGCGAAAATCAGATGGTTCATTGCCAGACATAGATTATATGCATCCAAAATCAACAAGTTCTATCATAGATGCTGGTATAGATGTTGGATTACCTTATATAGGGGCTGCTCCCGATTTAGGACCATTTGAATATTTTGAAGAGGAAGATATTTTAATTCCTAATTTACATTTATATAAAATAGCTATATTATAATATATAGGTTTCATTATTAAACAACTTTATAACATATACTTTTGTATATCGTATATAAAATAAAAACTTTATGATTCCACAAATAGCAATGCCTGAAGTTGGGCAACACAATAAAGATTTAGATCAGTCAATTGCAAGACTTAAAAAGTCAGGTACGTATAAAGATTTGTCTACAATTATAATATGTCCTACTAGGGGCATGATACCAGCAAAAGTTGTACAGTCTTGGATGGGTCTTATGAGGCCTATGAATCAAAAGGTTATTGGTCCTATGTTTGGCATAGGCATGGAAGTAGGCGAATCTTATAATAATATGATTCAAAGTATATTAGATAATCCTGAATTATCAACTTGGAAATATATATTAACTATTGAAGAAGATAATTGTCCTCCTGCAGATGGTTTATTAAAACTATATGAGTCAATGGATAAATATGATGTTGTACAAGGTTTATATTGGACAAAGGGAGAAGGTGGGCAACCTATGATATATGGTAACCCAACTGTAATGCCTAAAAATTTTATACCTCAAATGCCAATACCAAACGAAGTACAAGCAGCTAATGGATTAGGTATGGGATTTAATTTATTTAAATTAGATATATTTAAAGATCCTAACATTCCTAAACCATGGTTTAAAACAGTTCAAGAAATTGTACCGGGTCAGGGAGCTAGAGCTTATACACAAGATCTTTACTTTTATGAAAATGCAGCAAAAGCTGGTTATAAATTTGCTTGTGATAATAGGGTTCTTGTTGGACACTATGATGTTGTTAATGATAAGATGTGGTAATAAATGAGTGCTGATTGTGTATTAAATAATTGGCGTGTTGATATATTATCTGGATCTGTATACTTTTCAGTAAGTTACGGACTTTTATATAACTGGTATGCAGCAACGGATACGAGGAACATTGCGGCTGACATGTGGCGTATGCCAACTAAAGCAGACTGGGAAGTATTAGGAATATATTTAGGATGTACTTTTTCTTGGCCTGATTATTTTGATATACCTAATACTGCCGGTGGAGCGTTAAAAGAACCTGGTTTAACGTATTGGAGTTATTCTAATGTAGGCGCAAATAATTCAACTGGGTTCAATGGGCGTGGATCATCTTATAGGTTACAGGAAGGGGCATTCTCATTAGAAGTCGGTACTACGGGGCAATTTTGGGAATCGTCTAATTCGTATTGGCATTATGATTTAGATAATAGTTCTGCTAATCTTCGTAATGCGTTAGGAGGACCACGATATGGTATATCTATTCGCCTTATAAAAGATACCACTACCCTCACTCACGGACAAACCGGTACCTATGTGGGGAATGACGGCAAGGTTTATAGAACAATTTGCATCGGCACACAGGAATGGTTGGCGGACAACCTCTGCGAAACCAGTTACCGCAACGGCGATCCTATTCCCGAAGTAACAGATAATGCTGCATGGGAGGCTCTGACAACAGGCGCAATGTGTGCATATAATAATGATTGGAATAATGTTTAATTAATAAATATGATAAACGAACTTAAACTTAACCTGGCATGTGGCCAGACAAAAATTGATGGGTATTTCGGTATAGATATTAAACCTGGAGATACAGTGGATGCAACTATGGATTTAGAACAATTCCCTTGGGATATTGAATCTGAAAGTGCAGAAGAAATTATATGTTCTCATTATGTAGAACATACTAGTGATTTGATTAAATTTATGGACGAAGTATATCGTATACTTAAACCTGGTGGGAGGATTAAAGTCATAGCTCCTTATTATAATAGTATGAGGTGCTGGCAAGACCCAACCCATAAACGTGCTATATCAGAAGCTACATTTTTATATTTTAATAAGCAATGGCGTGAAACAAACAAGTTAGATCATTATGGTATACAATCAGATTTTGATTTTGTATATGGTTATGATATAACAGCCGAATGGGCTAATCGTAGTGAGGAAGCTAGGAACTTTGCTATTAAACATTATACTAATGTAATAAACGACATACATGTTACATTGACAAAAAAATAGAATATGCTTATAGTATTTTCTGTAGTTCTATTTCTAATTATATTTAGTTTGTATATAGATTCTATAGAAAATACTATTTCAAAATTCATAAAACATATAAAAAATAAATGGCAGCAACATACCAACAAATAGTAGATTACTTACTTAATATTACAGACGCTCAGTCTGATTATGGTAATAAAGTAGCAAAGTATTGTAAGTTAGGTAGACCTAATTTAAAAAATGAATTTATAAGATTAACATTACTTGGTTATTATGTAAGAATTCTTGAAAAGTATTTTGATTCTACAGATTATACTACTAATAATTTCTTTACTACAGAGGAAGCTAAAGATATTATGGAGCGCATAAATAAAATTTGTTCTACATTTATTTATTTAGAAATATAATATGAAAAGTATATTTAAAGGATATGGCGATAACTTCTCTTGGCGTAAGTTAATGACAGGAGGAGCATTAATTTGTTTTATGACATCTGTAATGGGATATCTTATAACAAATAATTTTAATGAATTACCAGGTAGTTATCAAGGTATAATTGCTGGTGTGTTTATATTTTATTTTGGCAAAGACTTTGTTCGTGGTACCAAAATAGTAGTTGATGAAAATAATAAATAAATTAAAATCATTATGGCAGGGATATTCAGATAAGATTATACATTTCTTGTTTGGATATTTTATTGCTTCTACCTTTCAAGTTACAGGATATTATATGATGGCACCAGTTGTCGTTGCTGCAACTTGGAAAGAGTTACATGATTTAAAAAGAGATAATATACCAGTTAAATTTACTACATTAATCAATGCAGATTGGATGTGTACAGTAGCTGGTGGATTTATAGCGCTCTTTATATATGCAGTTAGTTTATTAGGTGGTGTACATCTACCTGGTTTTATAGATGTTATAATTAAATAAGTATGGAAAAATTATTACCCAAAAAGGGGACATATATTGTTATGGTTAAATCATATAGTGTTCTCTCAAAAATTATAAGGTTTGGCATGCGTGTAGAACAATTATTTAAACGAGAGAAATATGTTGATTTAAATCATGCTGATATATTAATAGATGGTATGGTATCAGGAGCTATTGCTGGCGGTGTAGCAAATCGTACTGTGAATAGTTCTTATTTATCTGATGGTAAGAAAAGAGAACTTTATTTATTTAAAGTTAAAGTACCAAAAGGTAAGAAAGTTGTATTAAGAGATTTCTGTCTTGACTCTGACAATAAACGATATGAAGTATTAAATTTTCTATGGCATGCTATAGATATATTAGCTCATAAATGGTTTGGGAAAAAAGGCAAAGCTGCAAGGAAAAAGGTATATTGTATAGAGTATGCTGCTATGGGTATTAATAAACTATATCCTGAATTAGTTAAAGAACCTTGGCTTATCAATCCTAATGACTTATATAAGTTATTAGTATCAGATAATAAATTTCAATTGATAGAAGTTATAAAAGTTCCAATAACTAAATAGGATTTAATATGATTAAGGAGATGTGTAATATACCAGATGATATACTTGAAAAATTGCAAAAGGATATTAGTGAGATTAAAGTTGCTTTATTAGGTAATGAATATAATCCAGAAGGCGGTTTGCTTTACAGGACTAAAGAAAACGAAGATGAAATCAAATGTCTTGAAAGGCGAATATTTGAACTCGAAGATAAAATTAAAAAAGTAATTTGGACATCTACTGGTGGTGCTGCCGTCATAACAGCTCTCTTAACATTTATATTTAATTTGAAAAATATAATATCATTGTTTAATGGATAATATTTCAAAACATATAACATACAATGAAGCTACAAAATCTTATATGGCTTTAAAGTATAATATATTAAATGTTCCAAACGAACAACAGCTTATTAATATGATATTGCTAGCAGAGGCCATTTTTGAGCCCTTACGTGAGTTTGTGGGCAGGCCTATAGCAGTTACATCATTCTTTAGGTCAAAGGCCTTAAACTCAAAATTAAAGGGGTCTAGGACGAGCCAGCATATGGCTAACAATGGAGCGGCTATGGACTTGGACGCTGATATATATGGTTATATAACAAATAAAGATATATTTGATTATATAAGAGATAATCTTGATTTTGATCAACTTATATCAGAGCATCCTGATGAGAATGGTAATCCTGCATGGGTTCATGTTTCATATAAAGAAAAAGGTAATCGTAAACAAGTATTTATATCTCAGTTTAGTCGTAATGGAAAAACAGATTATATTAAATATAATTAGGGATAATTTATATAATTACAAAACATTATTATATGAACATGATTATTCGGTATTTGTAGAAACTGTAGCAGAGGAAGCTTCAAAAAGTATAAAAGAAAACGAAGATGAAAATAGCAATTAATACTTTAAAAAATGCAGCAATGATTTTATTATTATCGTTTGCTGTATTTTCTGTAGTTAGGTTTACAGGGTATAATAAGATATTAAATAATAATAATAGTATTATGGATTATTTAGACAATCAAAATACTTTATTATCTGTAAAAATTGATAGTTTACAAAAACTATATTTAGAAAAAGAATTATCTTATATCAAATTGGATTCAATTCTTGATAACAGAAATAAACAATTAAATAAATTAAAGCTAGAAAATCGTGATCTACAATTAAAGTTAGCCAATCTAGAAAACGAAATGGCAAACATATCGAGTGATTCTTCGTATAATTATTTGATGCATAGGTATATACCTACACAAGACTCATTGCGATATGCTTTTGCCCCTAATCAAGTCAAGTCTATACATTTTGATGTGTTGGCTTTTGATTATACAAAATTAATAAATACAAACTTAGAATATCAAACAAGAAAATTAACAGACCTTTATTACACGGCTACAAATAAGTTTGATATATGTAAAGATCAAAAATATATATTATTAGATCAAGTAGATTTATTATCTACAAAGATAAAAAGTTTGGAAACAATGAATAATACTTATAAGAAGAGTATAAAAAATCAGAAACTTAAGGCCGGTGTATTTGGAGTTGGTGCACTTGGCATACTTACTTACATGATAGTTAACTCCGCTATTAATAATTAACATGATAGATTTTACTACATTAGATACTATAACTACAGACTTACTAAATATAATTAGGAACTTTGGTGTTTCTCGTAGCGAGAATATATCAAAGAGACAGATCGAAATGTGGGTTCATCAGCATCGTGCTATACTTATTAAGCAAGATATTGATAAAGGTAAAATGCCAAATCCAGATTATATTCAATCAATTCCTTCATTACAATTAGAAGTTGTAGATGAATCTGATGGCGGAGATATAGAAAGCGATTCTTATATCCTAAGAACACAACTGGAGATACCAAAAACATTAGATCTTAATTTTAAATCAGGGTTTACATATATTGGTACTATAGATGGGCATGAGATTCAGTTTATACCAGAAGGTAGACGTAAATGGCAGCAATATAAAAAATATACTAAGAATGATAATTTAGCATTCTTACGGGATAATAAGTTATATCTTATATATCCAAAACCTATACAGCAAATAACTGTAAAGGGTATATTTGAAGTACCTACAGAGGTTATGAATATTGTTAACTCTCATTATACTCCTACGGAAGGTGGCTGGTCTGATCCTTATCCTATACCAATCAATATGTTACCTACTCTTAAAGAAATGATTCTTAAAAAAGAATTAGGTATTGGTGTGTCTGCATTAAGTGATAATAAAAACGATAGTTCAAATTTTGTTTCTAAAGATATAACAAGTTAGAGAGATGTCTAAATTTTATGGTAGAGGTAAGAATGTAATTCAAGAACCTTATACCATGCCAGATATGTATCAAGCTTATATTAAAGATATTCCTAAAGAATCAGCCTACTATGTTACGTACACGGAATACGCTAAGATAGTGGGCTTATTTTATAAAGAAGTATCCCATAAGATTATCGAGCATGGAGAATTGTTTCATATGCCTTTTAGGCTGGGCGATACATATGTAGAGAAAAAGAAGTTAGATTATAATAATAGACCACCTATTGATTGGCAAATGACAACTGCTAGGGGCAAGGTTATATATAATTTTAATGAACATTCAGGTGGGTATAAATATGAATTAAAATGGAATAAGCGAAATAGTTTATTTCATAATTTCTATTTATATAGATTAGTATATACACGATCAAATAAAAGAGCCGTGGCTAAATGCATTAAGAGTCGTACAATTGATTATTTTGAAAAATAATGTTAGACGATTGGAACATACCAATAGCAGGACCAAAAGGTAAAAATGGTAAACAAATAAAACTTATCAACGATGGCGAATATATTCAATGGGGATATGTTGGTGAAGATAAATTATTGCCATTAGTAGCATTGTCAGACTTGAAGGGGGAAAAAGGAGATCCTGGTGACCCTGGTAAAGATGGTAGGGATGGTAAGAATGGTATTAATGGTAGAGATGGTAAACCAGGTATTAATGGTTTAAATGGCAAGGATGGTATAGACGGCAAGGATGGTAAAGACGGACTTAATGGCAAAGATGGTACTGATGGCCGTGATGGTATAGATGGCAAAGATGGTACTGATGGTAAGGATGGTTTAAAAGGAGATAAAGGAGATAAAGGCGAAAAGGGAGAACCTGGTAAGCAAGGGGAACCTGGTCGAGATGGTAAAGATGGTATTAATGGTGTCAATGGTAAGGACGGTATAAATGGTAAGGATGGTAAACCTGGTAAAGATGGCAAACCAGGTAAACCAGGTAAAGATGGTAAGACTCCAGTATTAGGAGTTGATTATTTTGTTAGACATGGTAAAGATGGCCGTGATGGTAGAAATGGTATTGATGGTTTAACAGGTACTGGTTCAAGCGATGACTTATTAGAAAACGCAACATTAACTTATACAAACGGTCTTGTTACTAGGATAGATTATGAGAGTGGTAAATTTAAAACATTTATATATAATCAAGATGGTACTATAAGTACAGTAATCTTTAACAGAATAACAGACATTGTTACTAAAACATATAGTTATGACATTAATGGCAATTTGTCAACAATACAAGTTAATATAGTATGAGCAATATAGTAGTATTAGATTCTGAGATTGGTTGGGTTAAATTATTATATAATATAGATGGTGGTAATGCTTTTTCTATATATGGTGGTCAAATATTAATTGATGGTGGAGGAGCATAATGGCACAAATTATACAATTTAGGAGAGACTATTCAAGCAATTGGACATTAGCAAATCCTGTATTAGCAGAAGGTGAGTTAGGTGTAGAATTTGATAATTATAATGTTAAGATAGGTAATGGTATAAGTTCATGGAATCAATTACCATATGGGTTAGGTACAGCTTCTGCAGTTGGTGGTGATTGGTCTACTTCAAGTATTACTGGTACAAATATATTAATATCTACTGGTAATACTAATACTATATATTATCCTAGTTATATTACTACTGCTGCGTTAAGTAATCATACACATGATTATGCTTCTTCTGATCATAGTCATACACAATATATAACCACTGCTGCCCAATCAGATCATACTCATAATCAATATGTAAATACTTCACTGACATCACAATGGTTAACTACTGCAATGGTTAGTGAAAATACAAGTGTGTTTATGTATGTAAGTAATTCATCCTTGTTTGGTTTAACAGTAAATGATTCTCTATCATTGGGTACAAATTATACTACACATACTCACAATTATCAATCAGTAGGGGAATATCTGACTACAGCTGCTTTATCAGATCATACACATTCACAGTATCAATCAACTGGCAACTATCTAACTACGGCTGCTTTGAGTAATCACACGCATTCTAATTTATATGTAAACACTTCTGCTTCCAGTTTATTACAACATACAAGCGCTACATCTGCTATTACATCTAATGCTATTAATACAAGTTTATCTGCTTCTTTTCAACTAACATCTGATAATAGTTTATCGCTTGGTACTAACTATACTACACATACTCATTTATATCAGTCAACTGGTAATTATTTGACAACTGCTATGCAATCAGATATGAGTTCTGTTTTGCAGTATACATCAAACACATCAAATATAACTAGCAATGCATTAAATACCTCTCAGAGTAGTTTATTTCAACACACTTCTGCTACAAGCAATATTACTAGTTTAGGTATGAATACATCTGAACGTAATAATTATTTTTATACATCAAATAACACTTTTGCTAATAGCACACATAATCATGGTGGTTTAACATTAAACGTAACAAATCTTAGTACTAGTATAACATCTGCTAGTAATGGTTTAACAATAAATATATCTGCGGCCAATCCTGGTGCTGGCGGCGGTGGGATAGCAATTGCTGATAGTAATAGCACTGTGTCAACAAATACATTATATTTTTCAAATTCTAATAATGTATCTTTTGGTATAAATGGGTATACCATAACTGCTTCTGTTCCAAATAATGTTGGTAGTCTTGGATTTGCTGATAGCAATGGTATCACATTTGGTGTTGCGTCTACAGCTAGTAATTCCAGCTCTGTTATTACTGGGTCAGTTAGGACAGATTATGCTGGCATTGGTACAACCATAACAACAACTACTGGTACTAACTTAGCAATGACATTAAATTCAGATGGGTTGAATGTAGCTCACCCGGCATGGTTAACAACTGCAACAGCAGGCGGTGGAGCAGCACCAAATAGAAATATATGTGAAATAATACCTGGTGAATATTTAACTAGGGTTGCTAATATAAGCGCTAGCCAATTTAGTAATAGGCCTATATTTAATCCATTTTGGTTGGATGGGAATGGTTTAGTAGCAAGCACAGTTAGATTTATAATGTCTTGGGCTACTAATACAACTCCTCCAGTTATGACATATGGTGCGGCTTTATATAGTATGAATAATACAACCCAATTAACATTGATTAATAGTACAACTCATACTGTAAATTATGCTACATCTCAAAGCGCTAGTTATAGTGGTATAAGAGCATGGGACGTTACAGGACTTACTAATTCTTTATCAGAAGGTAGATATGTACTAGCTTTATATTTTTCTTTTGGTAATACAACAAACGGCAATGCAAGTTTGTATGGGGCTTCAAACTGGCCTAATATAGCTGGTTGGATATTAGGAGATAGTAGTACTGCAGCTACAAATAATACATTACATTTATATCCATTCCAAGGTAGGTATTCTAATACAGCTACTGGTTTCCCAAATTCTGTCAACTACACACAAATATATGGAGGAAGATCTCAAGATGCTCTTGATTATTATGCAATATTAAAAGAAATTTAAAATGATTTATAAATTAACAAGTGTTAAGTCTGTTATAGCAAAAGTATTTACAGATTTAGATTTACAAGAAGAGACACATAGGGTGTCTGATATGATAGAATGGGCAGGTGAAGCACTTGAGAAGATAGGAGCTTTTCCTTATTTTGTTAATAAAGTTACAGGTCTAGAAGGACGTCCGTTGCTGGAATTAAATAATTATCAATGTAAATTACCATGTGATTTCTACTCATTAATTCAAATGACTTACTCTGAGAATGCTAATGGACCTTTTTTACCAATGCGTTATTCAACTGGCCATTTTGAAACATTTGGTGATACTGAAGATATTACTAATACAACTATTACACCAGCTGAATCAGATATTATTACATTTACAATGCAGTTATATGATTTAACATATGACGCTGCTTTAACGTATTTAAATGCTAATCCTGAAAAACGAGTTCTTATAGCAGCCATGGTATCAGATGGTTATGCAAAAGTTGTTAATGTGGATCATAATTTAGGTAATCCATTGACAACAACTGAAGATATTACTTATGTTATTACACATAATTATATTAAGACTAATGTGCGGACAGGATATATAATGATGGCATATCAAGCTATACCAACTGATTGCGATGGTTATCCTATGATACCAGATGAGATTAGTTTTAAGGAAGCTATATATTGGTATATAACTATGAAGATGATGTATCCTAAATGGGCTGAAGGTAGAGTGAGAGATGCTGTATACTATGATGCTAAGAGATCATGGAATTACTATTGTAAACAAGCATATGGAGATGCACTGATGCCAAACGCAGATAAGTTAGAAAGTATTAAGAATGCATGGGTTAGACTTGTACCTGAAATAAATGAACATCGTTCAGGATTTTCAACACTTGGTCAAGCTCAACATTATTATAATCATAATTAATTATGGCTGAAAAAGTTGTAAATGGTTTTATGAAGGGTATGTCGAAAGACTTACATTACTCTTTATTGGACAACCAAAAATATATATACGCTGAAAACTTCAGGCCTATAAGTTCTGGATTTAATACAACTGGAGCTATAGAAAATATAAAGGGTAATAAGTTTATTGGTGATAATGCTTTCTTAAATACTACTACTCTTATAGATGGTCATACTTATATGGTAGCAAGTGAAACTGTTATATATAATAGTATTACCTATTCTATATATACTACGTTTACATGTTCAACTGTAAATGGTTTAAGTTTTACAGGCACAGGTAGGGTTGTTGATATAACTACTTATGGTATACCATCAGATATGTATATTGTTGGTGGTATTCAACTAAGAACTTCAATTATAGTATTTACAACGAATAATACAAGATCACAAATATACAATTTAATATTAAATGGTTCTTCTTATAGTGCTATCAATACATTAGAGTTATTATATGATGATGAATATAATGTAGATGGTTCTAGGTTAAACTTTAATGTTAATTATCCTATTAAGGCAGTATCTCGATACGAAACTCCTAATATTCAAAAGGTTTATTGGACGGATGGCTTGAATCCATTAAGGTATATAAATGTTGAAAGACCTGCTACAATAACTGGCTCTATATATACAACAGTTGGTGATTATTGGGGTGTAGATAAATTTGAGTTATTACCAAGTGTTATATTAAGTAAACCAACTATAACTGGTATTACTAATGGTACTATATCAACTGGTATGGTATTTTATGCATATCAATTATATATTGAGAATGGTGCAGAGTCTGCTATATCATATATAAGTGATCCATTACATGTTGTTGCTGATAGTGATTATTACGCTAGTGATTTATATTATAATGGCGATGGTGTTGATTCAGTAAAATCTAAAGGCTTCATTATAAATATTG